GAGCTGAAGCGGCCGCCCAATAGCGTGCAGAGCGGGCAGTCTTCTCAACAGCGTACCATTCGGGTGAAGTTGGGTCTGCATCGGCCTGTGCTCGAGACTCTTGGCAACAATAGTCTTGGGCTTACGCCGGCTGCGACCGTGGCTTACGTTCCCCGTGTTTTCACGGAGTTCGTTCTGCCTGAACGGGGAGTCTTGCAGGATCGTAAAGATCTTCGCAAGATGATGGCTAATCTGCTGGCCGACACGCAAGTGATTTCGGCCGTAGAGTCGCTTATCAAACCGTTCTAACTTCCGGAGGGTTTTATGTCTCGCATACGCAGTGATGCGCTAGAGTCGGTCGTACTGACTCTTTGCGAACGCATTGACACTCCAAGGTCCTTAGCCGTCTGGTTGTGCTTTAAGTACAACCAGGCAGATCTTATCGATCTGCCATTGCCGGCTGTTGCAACTCTAGACACCGAGAAGTTTCGACTGGATTACTTCATCACCGAGTACTTGTCAAAGTACAAGGGGCTGAAGGTCCCTGTCGATCCTCGGGACGTCGCTCTCGGAAAGTGGAGACTTTCTGAGGTCCAGTGTAGCGATACTAACCGGCGTTTCAAAGCGCTGCGGCACCGACCTTTTACGGGTCGCGTTGAAGCTGCCCTATATAGGGCGCAACGTAAAATTGCCGCGGTTCTCGGAACGCTGCATGTGCCGTTAGTACTGGACGGTTGCAAATGGGGTCCGGGAGCCACGTACGACTTAAAGCGTACGGAGGCCACACCCGACAAAAAGATCTCCAGAGCAATCTCCGTTACCGCTGCTGCACTTCCGTATTTTAGAAGTGTAGTGGAGAGTGATCCGCATTGGGCCTATTGTTTCCTCGGCGTTATGCCTTGGGGGCAGTTCAGCCTTCTTCCGAACTGTTTCAATATAGTTCGGGGGAGTCGGTTCCTCACGGTACCGAAGTCCGCTAAAACCGATCGCTGTATTGCTGCGGAGCCCACTGGAAATTCATTTCTCCAGCAGGGCGTTCACAGTTATATGCGGCGACGGCTTAAGCGGTTTGGAGTCGATCTAGACGATCAGTCTATCAACCAGAGGCACGCGCGGGACGCGTATGCCTCTGCGTTGTCGACGCTCGACTTGAGCGCCGCGTCCGACTCCATAGCCACTGAGGTTGTCTACCACTTGCTGCCGCTCGACTGGGCGCTGTTCCTCGACTCCCTTCGCTCCCCCGAAACTTTTCTCGGGGGTAAGCTAGTGGGCTGGGTGCGGACTGAAAAGTTCGCATCTATGGGGAATGCGTTCTGTTTCGAGCTTGAGACTTTGATCTTCTGGGCTCTTGCGAGTTCAGTTGATGAGGTCTCTGGCGGCGTAGATAGTCGTGTTTCCGTCTATGGCGACGATATTATCGTTCCCCGAGCGGCCTATGACTCCGTAGTTGAACTTTTAGGAGTCTGCGGCTTCACGGTGAATGGTAAGAAGTCGTTCAAGGACGGTTACTTCTTCGAGTCCTGTGGAAAGCATTACCACAGGGGCGTTGATGTCACGCCTGTCTACCAGAAGGAGGTGCTTTCGCACCCCTCTGAAATTATACGTGCACACAACCGATTAGTTCGGTTGGCCTTCCGAATCCCTGGCGAGCAGAAGTGGTTCCTGTTCACCCGGGCTCTCCGTGCGCTCACTGAAATGTGGCCGCACAGACCCTTCCCCCGTGTCCCTTATGGGGTCGCGGAGGACGGTGGATTCTTGCGCCCCCTTAGCGAGTTTTCGCTAGACGTGAATCATGGCTTTAGGTGCCATGTTTACGACTTCGTTCCCCGATTGATTGGGGGACGAGAGGACGCAATGTACGCGTATAAGCTCCGTCGCATTATGTCACGTTCCTTAGTCAGGGAGTTCGGCAGGTCGAAGCCTCGCACAGTTCTAGAACTTATGGAGCTGGGCGGGGATGTAGACTTACCGGACATCCTGGGTAGAGACGCGATGAACTTCAACCCAGACCCGTCGGGTCGAGGTTCAAATGTGTCGGAGGGTAGCTGGCGGACGAAAGTCCGCTGGATCTCAGAGGTTTCAGTTCTTGAAGGGGGTAACCCCGACGAGGCTGATGCTCTGCTTACTCCCTAAAGAGTAAGTTGGAG